GGCGTTTAACTTCAGAATTTATGTTAATTTTTTTCATATAATATATTTTATCATTTATGATTTCATGTTCCTAGTTATTGAACTTGAAATAGTGTTTTATTTATTTGAATTTTGTGCCGGTGCACACACTATTTTGAATAACAAAAAAAGCCTTGATATGAATCAAGACTTATTTGCTAAGTTGGTGAGGATGTTCAACTTTGATACAACGGAATACCCATCGCACACTTTTGCAACACCTGTTGCACACCTTGATTTGCGCTACTTCTCTCGTTCTTTTTTCTTTGATTCCTCACGATAATGTGCGGAACACCATGTAGAGCAGAATCTAGTTTTTCTAAAGCTGTATGTTGCGAATTCTTCTCCACAATATTCGCATACCGCTATTCTAGTTTTTAATCTGTGCTTACTGTTATATATCTTCTTGTGTTCAGTGCAGCAATACACTTGTTGCCTGTTTCTATTAGTTATAAGAATTTCGGTATTGCAGTAAGGACATCGAGAATATCGCAAAAAATATCCTGAACGCTTTATAGTGTTTCTTATAGACTGATGATCAGCATCCGGCATGAAATCGTAAATATCTTTAACGATAAAATGTCTTTCTTCGAGAATAAACTCTTTGAGTTGTTGTTTCATTTCTTCGACGGTCATGTGTGCCACCTCCTTCGCCAGTTAATGGCGGTAAGCACAGCGTTTTGCTCAAAAAAATACTATAATTCTATCTTTTTTACTATTTTGTCATCGTAATTTTTTTCTCTGTTCATTCTAAAAATGCTATGTTCATCAATGTCATATTTCAGAGCCAAAGTCCTTTCGATATCATTGTAATCATCGATTGAAAGCTCATTATTATCTAGCATCTTTTCAAAGAAACACATCGAAACAATATAATGTGTTAGCCTTGCCATGTAATCTTCGATTTCGGTTTCTGTTAATCCGCTTTTTATTTTTGGATAATTCATTTTGTCACTTCCTCCTATTATTTTTACTAATCGCTCTAGTAGGAAAGAAAGTGAACAAAAAAACCAACCACATTGTCAATTGTTTTAAAAATGCAGTTGGTTTTAAAAGTTTTTATTTGAGTTCTAAATTTAGTGTGTTTTCAAAATAATCATGGAAATGAGACAAAACTGTAGGCAAGTTAGAATTCAATTCAGCAAGCATTGCGCTCTCATCCAAACTGAGATTGTTAATTACAGATCTAAAAGCTGAAACGGTTACTGATTTTGCGGTTGCGTCAATATTTGAAAAGCCAGTAGAATATGCTCCTCCACTACCAGAAATATGGTAATTAATGTTTGCGTTGTTAAATGACCCATATTCTGCAGAAATTTGTATTGACGCGTAGTTTCCTAAAGAGGAGGAAACTTTTTCCAAATAATGCATCGTACTACCATGGTAATAAGTGAAACTTCTGTTGTTGTCAATTTGCACACGAGTGTACGAAGAGCCAATACTAGTCGCTCCTGTAAAAACTTTGCTCGATTGGTTTTTATAAATATGTTCAATTAGTTTGATTGGATCGAGTGTAACTTCAACAGTCTTTTTAAAAGTAACAGCATTATCAGACTTATCCTTAAAAACAATTTCTACTTCGTGTTCGCCAGGAGTTTTGAAAACAAGTGATGTTTTAGAAACATTTATATCAGTCTTTTTATAATAATTGTCGCTATAATCGACCACGAATGAAGACAAATCATAAATTATGCCGGCATAAAACTCAGTATCTTGGGCCTGAACAAATGTTGGCGCTGTTGTGTCAACAACATTAACGAATCTATGCAATTCTTTAACAAGTCCTCCGTCTTTGGAATATATGGAATATTTGAGTTCGTATCTTCCTAAATAGGAATTATTAACCACGCCTTCAACAATTAAAGAATATTTATCTTCAGGAAAAGTAACACCTTTATCGTTGTATTCAGAATAAACTTCAATCGTTTCTTCTAAATCACCATTAATTTTAATTACTTCTTGTTGTGAACCTGGTCCAGAGCAAGAAGATGCTAATAGAACAGAAGCCACAAAACAAATAGATATAAACTTTTTCATGTATTTACCTCTTATTCTTTCTTCTCACCAAATGCTTCTTCGAGCATCTCCATTATCTTTTCACCAGTATACTTGGATCTTGGATCAGAATCACACACTTGTTGGATAACACCCCAATTCTCTCTGAATTGAGTTAATTCGTTAACGCTTATAGTCTTAATTTTACTTTCATCCAATTTATCGACAAAGTCTCTCATTGGAATTATGTAACAAATGCCAACTTGCTTGTCGACAGCAACATAAATATCACAGTCTTTGGAAGTTATACGTTTTCCAATATTCCTCTCATTATGAGTATCAATACCTCTTCCACCACGATCCCTATCTTTAAATGATACTGTGGTTCCAGAAATACCCTTGATTTGAACTTTGAAGATTAAACCTTTATAGTCAATAACAGCATCATACCTAGAAGATCTGACATCCACATTAGAACAGTTGAAGCCAGCAAGTATAGCTCTAGACACAAACAAGAATTGAGCAGAATCGCCTGCGTTTGCTGTTTGCACGCCTGATTCAACATTGACGATATTATTAGAGAAACCATTTTGCCTTAAAAGGATTGTAGACTTTTTAACAATGTTTTTAAGAACACTAGACACATATTTTTTCTTGCTTTCATTAACGGTTGATAAAGATTCTATATAAGAAGCGATTTTTAAGTCTAAATCATCAGGTGTATTCTCAAACAAGTCATTAAAAAGCTCTTTTTCAAAGAAAATCTCGAGATCGTTTTTATAATAGATGTGATTATTTGCTATATCAGTAATTGACTTCTTCTTAAAATCTACAGTTTCGAATTCTGCTAAGAGGGTTGTTTTCATTGTTGAGGATTCAGAATATAACTTGTTTTTAAGATAATTCCTAACATCAGTTTCATCGTGTTTAGCATTTTCATGTGCCTTTAGATCACTCTTAAAGACATTGAACCCACTATTAATTAAAACAATATTATCTTTAACAAATTCTTCTAAATTACCCTCATGAGTAAAATCGATCTCCACTGGCATAATAAAAACCTCTAGGTAAATTCTATCACTTAGAGGTTATTCTAACAAATATTTATGGTTTCTTAATATCTTAAGGCTTCATCAATATTATGAGCAATTCTTCTAATAACACCAACACAAACGCTGTTGCCGGCTTGTTTGTAAAGCGCACTATCAGCTAAATTCTTTGGCAATTTATAATCCTTAGGAAATCCTTGAACATTAAAGCATTCGCGAGGAGTAAGTTTTCTAAGTCCTTCTTTTGTATAAACAAGAGGCACGTTGTGGCCACCTGTTCCCATATTGGCTGTCAAGCACGGGCAAACTCCACTCTTATTTTCCCTAACATATTGTCTACGCCATTGATAAACAACGCCAACTTGAGGCTCAACCTTTTTAAAAGCGTTATAGATTTTTGGATATTTAGATTTAGTATAACTATATTTTTTATCAACTGGATTCTCAAAATCGATGATGTCGGACAGTTTTGTCGTTAATGGAATTGGATCAGGGAATTCAAAATGATGATATTGCTCTTTGTTTAAAAAACCAACAATGTAAATTCTTTCTCTGTTTTGAGGCATATTGCCATATTCAGAAGCATTCAAAACTGCATGTTTAACGTGATAGCCCAAGTCTTGAAGAGTATGAAGAATTACTTGGAATGTTTTTCCATCATCATGTGAAACTAGGTTTTTAACATTTTCTAGAAACACAACCGCTGGTTTCTTGGCTTTTAAAATTCTACAGACATCGAAAAACAATGTTCCTCTAGTGTCTTCAAATCCCTTTCTATATCCAGCAACGCTAAATGGTTGACATGGAAAACCACCCATCAAAATATCTCCATCAGGAATATCATTTACATCTACTTTTGCAATGTCAGCACAAAGTGCATCGTGTTCAAAGTTCAAATTATAAGTAATCGTTGCTTTTTCTTCAAAATCATTAGCGAAAACAACCTCGTGACCATTTTCGACAAAAGGAAGCTCGATACCACCAACGCCAGAGAACAAACTAATAATACTTGCCATAATTGCACCTCGCCGCTATTTTATGTCTTTTATTATATAACATTCCTATTTTTATGCAATTATAGAGGCATTTTTCTATTAAAAATATGACAAATTAATTGGTAATAAAAATAAAGTTTCGTGGTTACTTCTGTTAATTTTGTGGTACCTTTTGGTCTATTTCGTGGTTACTTGTGTTCAAAACGTGGTACCATTTGCTTTCATTGTATCAATATTGAGGTTCTAACCCCCATTTTTAGATTTAAAACATTTGATGCTATTTTTGAAAAGCATCGATTATATCAAAGAAAAAAGCCAGATACTTATCTGTATCCAGCTTTAATGTTCATGATGGCCTAAATGGACAGAAATGATACAAATGGAACACCGCTCATTTCTGTGGAACAACCATATTTTATGCTTTTAGCAAAGAAAAAACCACCATTTCTGATGGCTTTCACTCTAATCTATTGAAATTACATTTTTGTATCCGCTATAGTAACAGAACTCTATACTTCGATCTCTATGCACCACCGCTTTTTCAAGGAGCATGGTCCATAGTTTTTCTTGGAATTGACCATCGACAATTTCATTGTTCTCTAATATGCGGATAAGCATTTTATTTCGATTTGCTGCTGCTGCTTTTAGGCTTCTCTGATTTTCGAGCTTTTGTAATTCTGAGCTAATCTCTTTATGCCTTTTTACTAAAGTGTTGTATTTTGTGTCTGCATCATCATAGTCGATGGTGCCTTTTTTCTTTGATTCTACAAGTTTTTTCGCGGCATCATTTAAGGCATCGCACTCAATAATTAATTCCATAATTCGAGCATCTAATTCCTTATGATCGTCAAGCGTTACTAGACCGAGTTTTAAATCCTCTATTAAATTATCAGATTCTAGCTTTGAACACGATTCAGCAAATGCCTTTTTAATTATTTCCTCAGTAATTGTCGGGGTTTTACAGTGTTTTTCAGTAGCAAACTTGTGATTGCAGCGATAAATCATTCTTCTATATTTGTCAGTGCTGTGCCAAACCTTTTGACCATATGCTGAGCCACAATCTCCACAGATAATCTTGCTACCGATAAATGACAAACCAGAATACCTTTTTTCTCTTCTTTTCATTTCAACTTGGACCATTTCCCACTCTTCAGGTGGAATGATAAATGGGTGGGAATCTCTTACATGATATATTGGTATCTCTTTGCCATCGTTTTTGACTTGTTTATGAGTTAAATAATCGCTTATAAAAGTCTTCTGGAGAATTGCTTCACCTTTATATTTTTCGTTTGTAAGAATACTTGATATCGTAGATACTTGCCATTTGTAGATGTAATGGCCATTTTTATCAACCTTTTTAGATGGCATAGGTATTTGGTGCTCGTTTAACCATTTGGCAATTTGATGAGTTGAGTAACCTTGCCAAAACATCTTATAGATTTGTTTTACTGCCTCTGCTTCTTCTTCGTCTATTTCAGGCATACCGTTTTTACCTTTTTTATAGCCGAGGAAGTTACCATAAGGGATAAGAACCTTGCCATCAGCAAAGCTCTTTCTAATTCCCCATTTAACGTTCTCTGATATGTTACGGCTTTCCTCTTGTGCTAAAGCACTAAGGATTGTGATGATGAGCTCGCCAGTCGCATTGATCGTATGTAATCTTTGCTCTTCAAAATAAACATCGATGCCTAGATCCTTTAGTTCTCGAATGGCACTAATGCTATCCACTGTGTTTCTAGCAAATCTAGATAATGACTTAGTAAAGAGCAAATCAAACTCATGTCTTCTAGCAGCGGCCATCATCTCATTAAAACCTTTTCTCTTTTTAAGCATGGTTCCTGAGATTCCTTCATCTGCATAAACCTTAACGAATGTGTATTCAGGGTTTGATTCAATTAGTTGTGTGTAATAGCTGACTTGAGCGGCAAATGATGTAAACTGCTCATCACTATCTGTTGATACCCTAGCATAGGCAGCTGCCCTTATGAGCTTATGCTCATCTAAAGGGAATTCCTCTAGCACTTTATTATGCTTAGGTTCGATTTTTGTTACTGTAGGCATAATTGTCTCCTTTCTTCTCTTTGTCTTGCTTGTTCTTTCATTTCCGGTGTCCATGAATCTTTCCTCGAAGGTGTGACCCATGTCACTTCTTTTGACGTTTTATCTTTAAAGTTGATAACTAGGAGGTTGTTTGGATAAGCCACCATGTCTTCAACTCTTTCTTTGAAGATTGTTTCATCAAACACTTCTAGCCCGAGAACATCAGCGATCACTTTATAAAGCACTCTTTCTGGTATGGCTTTGTTGGTACAGTAGTCTTTTCCCATCTTGTCAGCTTTCTTACACATCCACTTCGGTTGGTAAGTACATACTTTATGATGGAAAGAGGACCCACAGCAGCCGCATTTAATCATCTTTGTAAAAGGATATGACCTTACTGGTTTGCGGTCTTTATAGGCGGCATTTCGCTTTGCTCTTATACGGATGCATTCTTGGAACTGCTCTTTAGAGACTATAGGCTCGTGATTATCGCTAACATGGTATTTAGGTTTGGTATCCTTATTTATCTTGCAGCGTTTATTTGACATCACTGGCCTATAGGTCTTTTGGAGCATTAGGTCACCAGTATAAGTAACGTTAAGTAAAAGGTTCCTTACTGTGGTCTTTGACCACTTGTCAATTCGAGCAGGCTTGATTCCTTCCTTGTTTAGCTTTTTAGCGATGGCGGTGTCACCTAGTCCACTTTGGTAAAGGTCAAATATCATCTTCACCACTTTTGCTTCTTTAGGCACCACCATGAATTTCTTATCTTCGATGTGGTAACCAAAAGGATCGTTACCACCCCATATGAGCCCGCGTTCCATATCTTTTTGAATACGCCAGTACATGTTAAGCGACATGTGTTTAACTTCTTCTTCAGCAGTAGCAGCAAATACTGTGAGCATGATTTCACCCTCAAAAGACATCGTATGGATGTTCTGCTCTTCGAAATAGACATCAACACCGATGCGTTTAAGCTCTCTGCAGGTATTTAAAAGAACCACTAGGTTTCTAGCGAATCTCGATACACTTTTGGTGATGATTAAATCAATTTTGCCATTATGGGCATCTTCAACCATTTTGGTGAAGTCTGGTCTATCGCTTTTAGTGCCGCTTATACCCTCATCAGCATAGATGCCTGCAAACTTCCATTCTTTATGGCTTTTAATAAGCTTTGAATAGTAGTCGACTTGAGCATTTAACGAGTGGAGCATAGTCTCTTTTTCTTTAGAAACTCTAGCATAAGCACAGACCTTAAGTTTGCCCTTATTTTCAGGTAGATTTATGATCTTAACAATGTCCAACTTTCATACACCTCCTTACGTATATATTCCCTCTAAAGAGGGAACTTATCCACTTATTAAGCATTAAAAATGCTCCTATTTGAGAGGTTGTATTTGGCTAATAATTTGGCGTTTATTTCATCAAAATCTTCTTGCGAAATCTCGCCCTTTTTAAGCATTTCTTCATAGTAAGTTCTGCTGATCAAATAGTTATGTACTCTTGTCTTGTAGTCTTTTGCCATATCGGTGTTCGACGTAGCATGAGTGACAACAATACTTAATCTTTTTATATTTCCATGTGACAAAATGCTTGCCACAGTTTAAGCAAACACGTTCAGTTGATTTATGTATTTTTTGTGAATGACGACACACAGCGTTGCAATAGATCCTTTTCCTCCCTGGACTATTTTTCCTATAAGGAACAGGCTTGCCACATGCTGGACAAGAAGTGAAATGATCTATTTTGTCCTTTTGGGCCATAATTCGTCCAACGCTTCCTAACCCTACTTGCACAATTTCTGATATTTCTCTGGCTGTCACACCTTCTCTACAAAGTTTAAGTATTAGGTTTAACTGTTCAGTGGTCATGCTACGACCTCCTTTCGGCATAAGGACATTTCGAGCATGTTTCGTTAACCCAAAATAAAAAATCCTCAAAATAAATGAGGAATCATGTATACTACTTACACGGACATAAGCAGCAAAGGTTAGCTTATAAGTTAAATATAGGTAGCACGAGAGCTACCAATAATAGTTTTATTAAAGGAGAAACACTTATGTCCGATTATGAACTTCCAGTTACTGTCTCTTCAGTGAGGCATGAATTTGGAACCTTCTTTGATAGAGTTAGGTTGCTTTACAACTTAGCATTCTTCAAAGAAGAAAAAGGCTACAGAGCGGAAGTTGTGAAAAAGTACGCTGATGAATTGTTTGAGGCTAACCGCATCAGTGATTACATCCACTCCATTATTGGAGAAGTGATTGAAAAGTTCACACTACTCTCTCCAGTCAAATTAAAAGAGATGAACCCAACCAAGCTCGAGCAATTGAGCAAATGGATTAACATCTCTATTGATGACATTAACGGTGAAATAAACGATTTAATGTCGAGGTAATTAGCTCCTTAGCGGGAGCTTTTAATTTGCTGGAATCCAGTGAGCATAAATAGTAATACTTTCTGCATAACTCCATGAAGATGTGTCAATTGGATTTCCATTTTCATCAAACCATCCCACAAAGATATAACCATCCTTCTTCGGGGTTGGTAAATTAAATGAAGAATCGTAAACGACAGTTATGGATTCAACAATTTCGGTATAGTCACCAGTTATATGCGTACTAGGCAACTGTTCTCCAGAAATATTGATTATTGCATCACCAGTAACAAGTGCTTGATTTGCCTTATAAGATATGTAATAAACTTTCCCGGCTTCCATTGTAAATGTGATAGAAAAATTCAAATTATCATCAGAAATATCGTCACAACTATAAAGCAAATTCATATTGGAGTCATAAATTTCCCCATATAAGTCTAAGTTTGAACTAGATGAAACTGTTATTATCTGATTAACTGGAGAAACAATCGATATGTACTGATTGGTTATTCCTGTAATAGAAACATTGTAGGAACCTCCCAAATCGCAGGCATCATAATTTGAATTAACTGAGACCCACTTAGCATATAAAACTAAATCAGTATTGACCGTTCCGTTAAAATCAAAAACATTAGTACAGGCTGAATTAGTGTACCAACCACCAAACTTTAAATTAGCAGAAGGAGCATCAGGGATAAAATAATCTAAAGTGCTATCCTTATAAAGGTCAACTGTTCTAATAATATTTCCTTGACTAACAAATTTTACCGTTGGGCAATTTTGTCCTCCATCATAATTAAGGGTTGCGGTATAAGAATTTGGAACCCATTTTGCGTAAAGTTTATGATTGTGTCTATCGGAACCGTGTATCTCTGTTACTCGGTTTATAAACGATGATTCAAGGTGCCAACCTTCAAAAGTGTATCCTTCTCTACTTGGATTTAACAAAACAAAATCTTGGTTTCTACCAATTGACGAAATATTAGATGGGTTGTTAGTTCCACCATACAAAACATAGTCAACAGTAAAATAATCAGCAACCCACTTTGCATAAAGAGTGTAATCTTTTCTACTTTCACAACTAATTTCGCTAATAGGGTGTTGGAAACTCGAGTCAACAAACCATCCTTCAAATGTATAGCCCTCTTTCGTAGGATCATGTAAAACTATTGTTGAACCTTCAACATTATAGCTAGAAGGATTTAATTGATTATTTGTTCCACCATCAAGAACGTAATTTATGGCAAATTCATGTAATTTCCAATGTGGAGTAAAAGTCTGATCTTCGGTATAATCCCATACATCATGGATTAGTTCTCCATTCGAACTATACCAACCATCAAAATCATAATCATATCGAGTTGGATTAGGATATTGGGTTGTTCCATCGTAATTCTCAATTAATGTTTCAGAGCTCGCTGCCACACATTCTACAGAAGTAAGAGAATAATCATTTGGTGTAATTGTGACTGTCGCTTCTCCACTACTTGATTGTGAAAAAACATAAAGATGGTATGCATGCCCTGCCTCTAATGTTACTTGAGTCGTTCCTGACATTCCACTTGAACTATCCTTACACCATTCAAAACAGACTTGTTTATTATTGTTTGATGCATCCTCGATTCGGAATTGAGAGTACGTTATTCCAATACCAGAAGATCCTATGCCAGAACCTTTCAAATAGAATTCAACATTAGCGTTTCCACTATGCTCTGGCGAGACATAGAAATAAATATATTTATTCTCGCTATTTCCAGTGCAGGAGTATGTTTGAGCTGCTGTCATTTCTACAGCACTAGAAACCGCTTTGAACCACTGTGCATAAAGGGTTGTATTTTTTGATACTAAGTATGAATCTGGGACTGGAGTAGTAAATGATGAATCGAGATACCACCCATTGAAAAGATACCCTGATCGGGTTGGAATGTTAAATTGATATGGGTAAAAAACGTCACCACTGTAATAAGTATGTGTTTCATTCGCTAATTTGTCACCCCAAACAAGTGTCACATCGAATGGCAAGCGTCCTTCACCAGATTCAAATGTAGCATTGTATGAAAATGGAATGAAATGTGCATAAAGGGTTAAATTACCATAGTGCCCATTCACATTTGTAATTTTATTCTTGAAAGATGAATCGAGATACCATCCCTCAAATGTGTAATAATCTTTCTTAGCATCTTTAAGCTCAATATTATCTTCAATTGTGAAAGTTGACGGATTCTTAGCGGCATTTGTGCCATCAAAAAGAACATAAGTTATCGAATATGAATTTAAAGACCAATTAGCTGTATAAGATAAATTTCCTATTTCTTGAGTTGGAATTGTAACATCTTTTTCAGGAGTTTCTCCGTTAGAACCTGTCCAACCAGTAAATGTGTATCCGTTTCGTTCCGGATATGGTAAAACAAACGGGCTCGTCTCACACGTATATGTTGAAGGCATAGATACGGCCGCATGTCCTCCGGCATAATCATAAGAAATGCTGTAACTATGTGTGGTCCAATTGGCAACTAATTCTATGTCACATTGCCAGGAAGGGTCAATTGAAGTAACTGTTGAACCTTTGTAAGTCCAACCAGCAAAATCATAATAATCTCTCGATGGATTGTACAAAGTCTTGCTTGATTGATTTGAATAGTAATGTGTTGGATTAGATGGATTATTTGTTCCACCATTTAAAACATACGTCACATAGAATAGTGTTGTTGAACTTGTTGTTACACTTAGTGACTTGCTGGTTTCACCAAATGGAGTGTTCCCACTTGTCGCTCTTCTTTGATAGAAAGAATATGAAGTGGAAGGAGCTAAATTATCAAAAATTGGACTGGATTGCCAATTAATTTTATCCTTACTGTATTCAAATCCAGAAACAGCATTTAAAACAATTCTTCTAGCCTCAATTGAAGAAGTGGTTGGAGCATCGCCACCATGATGGCCAGTATGATTGCAGTATGTGCAACTCTCGGATCCACTAGACGAACCCTTGCCATTGCACCAAGTACACGTTTTTGTTGAAATGGACGTGCTGCTACAATTATTGCATTGTTTAATACCGCCAATGCCGTTAATAATGACAGTCTTAATTGAATAACTGCCGCACGAATTACATTGGTCTCTTTTGCCTGTTCCACTACAAAAACTACAAGTTGAAGTCCAGCTGTAAGTGCCGGTACCGTTGCAATGCTCACATGTATCTTCCCACAAAGCCCATAATGTAACATCTCTATCCAAATTAAAACTGCTTCCAGAAGAATACACAACATTTTCATATATGTTATTCCATCCAATAAAAGCGTGTCCTTCTTTGGTTGGTTTTGTAGAAGTTAATGTCAAAGCTCGCCCTTTTGTTTTTGTTTGTGAAGATGGAGTAATATCTCCACCATTGGAATTATATGAAATTGTAAAAGACGTTCTTTCATGCTCTGAATACTGAGCGATATAAGTGGCATCTGAATAAGCAGCTACAATATTTGGAGACCATCCAGTAAAAACATAGTAGTGTTCATCATCATTGTTTCTTGTTGGAGTTGAACCATAAGAAGGAGTTGAGCCTTGGTAACATTGATCTACCCTCAAAACTGAATTATCCCAGTTTTTCCACGTAATAGAATAAGATAAACGGTCAGTTTGAGAATCTGTGTAAGAGTAACCACAAACGGTACATGTATGAGTTGTATAACCGCCAGCTGAGTAAGAGGCAGGTGTTACTACGTCGTTAAAGGTGTGTGATGCTTCGCCGCTCTTTAAATGTTCATAACCACTATCAGTACAAGCATGCCAGTGAGTAGATTCATCATGGCTCCATCCTGATTCATAATGATGAACCAATTGGTCAGTTTGAGAATCTGTGTAAGAGTAACCACAAACGGTACATGTATGAGTTGTATAACCGCCAGCTGAATAAGAGGCAGGTGTTACTACGTCGTTAAAGGTGTGTCTCTCTTTATTACTTACAACATCATGGCCACATGTTGCGTCATGCCAATGGTAAGTATCGTCATAATTCCAGGAAGAACTATATGTGTGTTCATGGCCTGGAGTCGGGTCATTTGATCCTCCAGAATTCTCGTTCGATGTATTGCAAGCGGACAAAGAAAAAACTAGAGCACCAAGAATAAAAAACAAAATTTTACTTTTTTTCATATACATGTTCTCGTTTCGTATGTATGATACGCAATTAAATTGTATTGCACGTATGAACGAAGGGCAAACAAAAAATCCCCGCTACTCACCATAATTGGCTTTCACAGGGATTAATTTAATTCTTTAGTTTGTAAATAGATGCTTCGATTTGGTTACTTATCCAATTCGATAAATCGCCATAATTAGCGGTAACCCAACTCTTCAGCTCTTCGGTCATTTCAGAAAGGATGATTGCCTTTGCTTTATTTAGGGCAATTAACTGTTCGTCTTTGCCAAAACCACCACTAGCCTTTAGGCTCTCTACATAGGTTTGGAATGTAGTTCGTACAGCATTTGTCACTATTTCAGTGGCCTGAGAGAATAGCTTTTGAGCTTTCTCATCTTTTATCTTGGTATTTAGCCATTCAGTTAGCTTCACACCAAGAAAAGAAATCAGTGGTAAGACTATACAAGTCACCACCGTAGCTAGAATGTTAATTAAAATTTGGTTCATATTTGCTCCTCCTATTTATGAGCTTGTTTATTGATATGGTCTTCTATTTCGCTAATCGCGGTAGTAACTGGACCATCGCAGCCTTGTTCTTTTAGACCTTTAAGGCAAGCAAGAACACCTCTGGTGAGTATTGATTGCTCAGCCTTAATGTCTTTGATTTCAACATCGTTTCTTTCTCTTTTGAGCAACCACTTGAAGAATCCAAATAAGATTCCAAAGATTACTCCTAAAGCAGTAATGATTGATGCTGTTGTAATAATGATTTCTACAACGTGACTCATGGTGTTTCCTCCTCATAGGTCTTAATTAAGTAAGAAAAAATCTCCTTTAGTTTAGGGAGATGCTTTTCAATGTTTAGTTGAGTCTTTAAGTCTTTAGCAAGCTCATAGTTCTCTTTAGAGAAATAATATTCAAACTTGCCAGTTTCCTTGTAGTGTCGAATTAGAGACTCAACACGGTACAAGTGATAGAGACTTTTTTCTTCTTTATAGTTTTCAAGTCGAATACCAAAGTAGGCAATAACGCGGTAAAGCCAATCTTTGAAGTGCTTTTTGAAGTCGATATAAAGGAACTCATCTAATTTGTCTTTGATTGATTCATCAACATAGACGATATTCTCTTTTGCGAGCAATGTGTTATCTACCCAGCAAAGGAAATAAGTAAGACACCCTCTATCGAAGTTTTTTATTCTTTCGAAATAGCTTCTACCATAAGTAAAGAAGTCGCAGTCATCGGTTTTAACGACATTGCAACTGTCGAATCCATCAATAATAACCGTGAAGTCTTTATCGCTATCATCTTCACTTAGTCCATAAATGGATGAGCCACATCTGTAGCAAAGTAGCACCTTATTAGGTGCAAATAATCTATCTAATAACTCTTGCATATTTTGGTTGGTTCCCCCTTGAATCTTCGACATAAAGTTTGCTGCTTGTTAATTGACATGAAAGCGTGCAGTCTTGACCGTTATAACGATAATGGACGATGCCGCCACTACCACCAACTGAAGCGCCACAGAATAAGACATTGGCCCCACCTACATAAAGAGAGATGATGCCATTGTAAGCATTCAACGAAGTGATGTCATCAAACACATAACATGTTCCGTAAGAAAGTGACGAATACATATCCCAGATAGGACCATAGCTAGAACTAACATTGTCTCTAATCTCTGTTCCTTTTTCATTAATCTTGGTTTGATCATTTTTGATGTAAGGCGGATTATAGTTTCCATCTAATGTGATTGAGGATGATGTCTTCGTATATCTACAAAGCGGGAACTCATAAATGAGGCCACCATTCATCAAGTCATTCTGTGTTAATGATGGATAAGCAGAGGAGGCTTCCTTCTTCTCTAATGAGATGGTGTTATTTCCTAAGTCAATCTTGATGATGACGTAGCCATAAGCAGAACCATCTAAAGAGACAGAAATCTTTGTTCCGCTTTCAACAAATATTCTTCTTCCATAGACTTGTACATAACCGTTTTGAAATGAGATATAGTTGTTGCTTACTGATGCCTGACATCTACCTAAAATGCCATAAAAAATGCCGTTCACACCACTAGTTAAGAAGTGATTAATGTCGGCATCCATTTTGCTCGATACTGAAGCAGCATCAAATGTGATTTTTTGAATAGCCATTAGGTTGACCTCCTATCCATTAGTTTTAGTTTATCTGTCAAAGACAGACGATATTCACCAAGCGTAACTTTGGCGATATTAAAAGTGCCCTTGAATTCCATCTTTGATACAATGGTTTCATAGGTCTTGTTTTCAGTGATAAACACCACTATTGCACCCACCTTTAAGTCCTTCAAAGCTTCTACCTTATTTGTGATAAAAGAGAAGTTAAAGGTAATCGTGTGTTCTAAAGAAGAGTCCACAAGTGCTTTCGTGGCTTTAGTAAGTAATGAGTCATAGTCTTTATCACTATAAAACTCATATTTCATTTTGACTTTGTGAATACGCTTAAGAGCAGGTGCGGTTGTTACCACTTGCCCATCATTAGTCAAATAATAAATAACCTGACTTGTATGCTGCGTATTCTCAGCTTTTGGAATGTAGTAAACTTTGTTTAAGCTTATCTCGTTAGTGTCGTTTACGTTGAGTTCAGTAATCGTTCCAAGAGTGCTTTTCATTGTTATTCCAATCTTTGCAGAAACCACTTTGATTTTAATCTTTGAGAACTTACCGTTAGCGAGCACCATCTCATACTCAAGTCTGATGCCATAGGTCTTAGAAAACTCTTCAACTAAATCGAGGACGTTCTCTTTAGTGTCAGCTTCATATGTGAGTGAGCAGCTTTTCACTACTTCAATCGCTGTTTCTAAATACGATACATTTTGATATTGGTCACCAGAATACTTGAGAGTATTGTTGATGAGATTAACGATGAATTGAGCAGCGTTTCCATTAAAGCTGGTTGGCAAAGGAACATCGACATCTAATAAAGATAAATAGTCCTTTGTTTCTACTTTGGTTTGGTTTTTATCATCACTCTTAATTGAGGTAATGATTCCGACATACGGATAGCCGTTTTCTTTCACCAAAAGTAAGTCACCAACTTTAGCATTTAAACTTTGTTTATTAACTGTGAATTTGCTCTTTTGAGGCACTAAGGCATCAAGGATGATATCAAAGTCATCAGTGGCATAGCCATAATCTATAACTGACAAATCTTGTTCGTTTAAAAAGATTAATTGCATATGGCCTCCTAATGAGCGATGTACTCTTCTTTAAATGCAATCTCACATGTAGCTTCTTCTCTAACTCCAGGATCAAAGAAAATCTCACTCTCACCAGGAGGAAGAAATAAGAAGTTTTCGCAGCTAAAATCTTGCTTATCATAGTAGTCAATTTCTTCACCGCCTAAAACGAGCTTTATGTACTGATTTATTGGGTCAGAAGAAATCTCAATTATTGGCTCATCACGTTCATCTACGATTAATCGTAAAGTCTGAACATCGACACCGTTTTGACGGATAATTACTCTTGGGTTGTAGCAGTTTCCATGAAGTCTAATAAGCAAAGGCACATTTCTAGGTGAATCATTCACCACTGTTACTTTGCCATTAAAGGAAACCGCATAAACGTATGGGTAGTTGTATGCATAAATCTTTCCGCCACCAGAATCGTGAACATCAATATGAGCAGATTTATTAACAAGCCATAATGACAAGCAGTCGATTTTGACTTTTGTTTTTATAGTGCCCTGCTCTAATTGAGTCTTACTTGATGATTTAACATTGATGTAGCAATACTTCTTTCCTGCATCAGTTTCATAGAAGAGTCTGATTTCTTTACTTTTAGTAAGATACTCTCTCCAGCGAGTAAAACCACCATACCCATCAAGGAAACATAGAGTTAAATCAATGGACCTTTGAGGAATGGTTCTTTTGGTCTCGACAAAGCGAGCATTGAAGTCTTCATAGTCGATATCAAACTCGAAGCCAAAGCCATCTAAATCTTCAATGACACAGGCATGGCCATAATCGAAATAGAAGGTGCTACCAATTTCATTGACTAGGTATAACTTTCGTCTCATTAGTAAGCACCTCCTAAAGCTGTATTAATTGAATCGATATCGACATCACCGCTCGTGTTGATTGTGACATTGTTTGTGGTTGTCGAGTGATCATCATTCATGTATGAATTACTTGTCGATTTGACTGTATTTTCAGCATCAAAATCACCTGTGCCAAACATCTTTCCAATGAGCTTAACAAGCCATCCAACCGTATGGTCGAGAATCCATTTAACCGCAGAGATAATCGCATTAAGGATATCTAAGATAGGTTTAAGGATTTGGAATAAGATTTGAAGGACCGGGACAATGACTGCTTTGATGACATTACCAATAATCACTAAGATTGGCGAAATCGCTTCAATAATCGTGAAAATAACATCGAGAATATCCATGATTGGCGTTAAGAACGTCTCAATTAAAGGAAGGAGAATCTCGAATAATTCCGCAATTACTTCAATGATTCCGCTGATAAATTCGATTAATGGTTCAAGGATTGCGAGAATGATCTCTAGGATTGGTTCCAAGATATCGATGATGATATCTAATAAGACAACCACCACTTTGATTACTTCACTTAAGATATCAACGATGACATTAATGATTTCAATAAGGATGTTTAAGATTCCATCCACAAGCTCAATAATGACGTCGATAATTTGAACCACTAATTTGATGACAAGTTGAATGATTCTAGCTACTACCTGCAAGATCTTAGCGATCAATTGAGTAATAGGAATTAAAACTGTCGTTAGCATCTCAAGGATTCTAGTAATAGGTTCGATAAGGCTCTCAAGTAGTTTTACTACTTCATCGAGCACCATCATGACCACATCTAAAACGCCATCGATGATTTCAACTAGTACATCAATGATTTGATTGATAACATTCATCAATATGTCGAGGATAGGTTTTAACTTCTCGATGATTTTACCGACAAGCTCCACGATTTTATCAATGAGTTGTTTGACTATATCTAAGAGCCTTTTTAATAAAGCTCTAAAGTTTTCATTTTGAAGAAGAAGCACCGCAATGATGCCGATAATAAGAGCCCATGGACCTGCTTTAGCTACAGCACCTAATACTTTTGTAGCACCCCCTAATGCAGACACAGCCTCTTTAAGTTTCCCAACTAATCCAATAACTTTGGCCACTATGGTTAGCACTGGTCCTAATGCGGTAAGTACCCCACCGATAACGCCTATGACAACCTTTAATCCAGATGACATCTCTTTCCATTTTTGGATAAGTTCTTTCACCTTAGGAATAACGGTGTCCTTTAGGAAGTTAACGATTTTAGTGATAATCGGAGCTAACGCAGTAGCAAGTTCTGTTCTTAAAGAAAGGAACGCTTGCTTGAGTGCATAAATCTCGTTACCAAGTTTACCAGTAGTTTCAGCATCTTCTTCGGAGACAATACCAACTTTTTCCGCTTCTTCCATCCATGCTTCAAGCTCATCTTCTGATGCACTTAAAACAGGGTTTAAGAGAGTACCAAGTTTGTCGCCAAAGAATTGATTCGCTAAAGCGGTTCTAGTAGCAGCATCTTCCACTCCTGCTATAGCACTACGGATTTTCTTAAATGCTGCTTCTGCATCTAGACCAGCAAGATCATCCATTGTTAAACCGATTTTGGATAACTGCTCAGAGACATCATCTCCGTTAGCAATTTGTCCTAGAAGGTTATTAATCTTTTGGAATGCTTTATCTAGATATTGGGTTTCACTACCAAGTTGTTTGGCAGCATATTCCCATTTTTGAAGAGCCTCTAATCCGACACCTAACTGCTTTGCAGTATCAGCCATTTGATTGACTGTTTCAGTGGTCTTTAACGCTAAAGCAGATAAAGCAGTAACAGCTGCGGTTACTGGAGCCGTGATGTATTTAGTCATCGCACCACCAATGGCGGACAACTTATTAACATCGATTTTCCCTAAAGCAGATATTTTGTTATCTGTTTGCTTTAGCTCTTCATTTAGCTTTGCTACTTCTGCCTCAGTATATTGGACAGCGCGTTGCATTTTCTTGAATTCTTGCTCACTGACTGTGCCGAGTTTTACACCTTCTTTAGCAAGTTCAAGTTGTTTCTTTTGTTCTTCTAACTTTTTCTTAGTGGTCTCCAAAATGCCGTTTAACTTATCTTGCTTTTGCTTCCACAAGTCGACGTTAGAAGAATCGTATTTTAAGTTTTTATTAATTGCAGCTAGGTCTCTTTGTTGCTCTTTAAGGTCAGAATTGAGGGATTTGATAGAAGACTCAAGTTCCGTTGTATCAAGACCGAGCTTAATATTTAGACCTTTAATTGCTTCTGCCATCACCCTCACCTCCTTAACCTAAAAAGGCATCAATATCTGCCTGAGTTGCTTGTCTAGAACCGCCTTCTTCATAGATGGATTTTTGCAATTTGACTATGTCAAGATAGGTTCTAATGTCAAAGAATTCCGCATCACGAATCGGGATTCCTAATTGAGCCAAGTTGAAAATTATGTTTGCCGTGATGTTTCCTCTTGGCCTTATGGTTTTGGGGCTAAATCAGTCCCTTCGGAATTTTTCTTCATTTCCCCTAATAGTTCACCAATGGTATTAGCAAGATTTGTGAGTTCTTCAACGTTAGATAAAACGCTAAAGTCGAAGAGTTGAAGGAAACGGTCATATGATTCATTGAAGAAAGGCTTGTGTAAGACATAAACCAATCTAAAAAGGACATCGATAAACTTACCGACATCGTTTCTGTTTTCACTGATCGCTTTATCTAACTTTTCGACATCATCAAATAGTTCAGTACCAAAGACGTTTCTATAAGAAATGATGGTAAAAAGGGAAGAAGCTAATCTGAACTCCTTCCCATTGAGTTTAACTGTGCGTTCCATACTCTACTCCTTACTCAGGGATTTCTGGAATCACTGGAGCGGTAGTTAAGAAGTTTGTGTAGTTACTATCACCTTTAGCACAGACACAGTTAGTGATTAAATCATCGCCAACTTCAATTGGTCTAGCTGTAATGTTAAGAGTAACTGAGTTAGCTTCAATGCTATCCGCTTTTGATTTGGTTGCTTCAGCAATTGGGGTAACACTACATAAGTAGTACCAGACTCTTCTTGCTTTAGCATCGCCTTGGAATTCAAAACCTAAGGCAAAGGTCACTACTGGTGCGTTAGCGATTTCCACTAAGTTACCATTCGCGAGTCTCTTATAGCCTAAAACTGCGGTTTTGAAATCGTCAGGGATTTCTGTGAATTTAAGTGTTAAGGTTCTACCTGCATTTTGGACTAATGATGCGTATAAAGTATCATCAGCATAAACATTGGTAGATCCGCCCACTACTTCACTCGAGAACTCTTGAGCTCCCGGTAATGCGACTGGAGTATCAAAGCTCCAGTTACCATTATTGTCTTGAGTGGCAATTGAATAATGGACGTTACGTAATCCGAACGTGATTTTGTTATTTGGCATGTTTAAAATCCTCCAGCCTAATTTCATAAACTCTATAAATAGAGCCATCCGAGTTTTTGTATTCAGATGTTAAAGAAAAGATGTAGTCGTTTTTTAGAAGAGCAGTTTCTAGCTTTTCCTCTAAGACTTCATCTTTTTTCTTTGTTGATAATGTAATTTGAATCGTTCTTAAGTAGTAAGTTGGGCGATCATCTGCAAATTCAGGTGGTCTTTTTGATATCTCCTGATAAATGATGAATGGAGCTTCAGCATTTTGCTCATTGTCATAATCGAGATGAGCGTAGATGACTGTAGGAAGAACGGTTAATAACACTCTTCTTAGTTTCTTAAGCATTATCCACCTCCATTAATTATCTTTCTGATATCGTCTAGCATCTTCGGTGTGAACTCATCGTAAGCAGGTCTTAAAAACGGACGAGCAGATACGAGCTTTCCACTACGATGCTTAAAGCCAAGTTCTACTAAATGAACGACGGAACCTTTGGTTTTGGAGTAAATAACAATCGTTTTGTTTATGCCTTCGCCATATGATTCCTTAATAAAAGAATCGCCTAAATGCTCGTGTGTCCACGGTGTTCTAGGTGCATGTTCTTTTATATAGTCCAGGATCAAGTCAGCTGTTTCATCTAAACGTTGTAATATCGCTACTTCAACGTCTTTGGAATAAATTTTAACGGCCTTTTCAATCTCTGGAGTGAGAGCGGTAAGTTCTAAAGATTCCATCCAGCGATGTCCTCCTTTTTGATTTGAGTTTCGCTAGCATAGAGTTCCATCCACATTCCGTTTTGATAAGTCCTCTCTACTTTGTAGATGGTGTCTTCATTGGGAACATAGAGGTACTTGCTACCGTCATAAAGGAACGCTTGAATTGAAACTTTAAAATCAAGTAAAACTTTGCTCTCTTTTGAAGAGTAATGTTCCTTAGAAGTGATGGAGGCTGTCATCCCCACCACCTCTTTGGAGCCGACCAAACGCAAGACCTGGTTGCCCAGATCATCAGCATCTGTTTTAACACGTAATAGGAATAAGTTGATGTTGCCGGAATTAGGATACGCTATCACGAGGAAGAACCTCCACCAACCTCAGGTCTATGCAAGCATAGTTGCCTGAGTAAGACGTCAAAGCTCTTGGGAAGCTCTTTCACTTCTCCGTTACTATTGAATCCGAAATGTGTCTTCACAAATATGGTAATAAGAGCTGTCACTAAAGGATTGTCATCTGATTCAGCGGTTTCACGAGGAACTCCAGCTGTGACTAGCAACTGGCGGCACGAGGCAATATGAATCAAAATTTCATCATCAGCGTAGTTTTCTGTTGCAGGGATAAGCAAAGCTTTCTTCATCTTCTCTAGCATGTTTTCGCACGACATTTTAGACACCTCCTCTACTCGTTAGAATATTCTTCCTATTACTCTTAAACGGAAGGACCCGCCTTCATACAAAAGAAAAAG